TGGTTGGGGAGTCCACTTCGCCTGCCAGAATTTGCGCTGTTAAATCGCCCGGAAATTGACTCATGTCAAGCCCCCTTCGCCTGCGGCGGTCTGGCGAACTCGGAGAACAAATCCATCATTTTGTACATCATGTCGATGCCTTTTTCTTTGTCCTCACCCGCCATTGGCGTCAGGGTGACTATGCCGTCTTTATTTTTCATGTCGAAAGCGCCAGCTCCGCGCACTGCGCGGCCAGTCATCACAAACTCGCCATCTGACAGCATTGCAGGAATATCGTCACTGATCTCCGTGCCTTCACCGTTGATGTCACCAGTCATTCGGATGAAAAGCTCGCCATCCATGTCGCCACCTTCAGACCTATAAACCGCGCCGCCCTGATTAAACATGGGCACTGGTTGTGGTTGCGGCAACATCCCCGTGGGAGGCGTGTAATTTGGAAGCGGCATGGCTTCGTTAATGTCATTCGGGTTTGGCGCCAATAATATCTGACGCGGCGTAAATTGTTGGCCTGCGGGGATGGGTTGACCGCCGCTTAGCTTTGGGAAGTTATTAGGTAATAAGCCAAACTCAACAGGATTCGGTGCAGGCTGTCCCATCCTTCTCGCAATCTCTGCCTCAATGTTGTATCGGCCAGCCGCATTCATCTGTGTCAGAGGAGTAAGGGGAACGCCTTTACGGTCCTTAGCTTCGTCGTAAGCCAGCTTGCCAAACAATCCAGCCAAGCCAGCGGTCCCAAGCAAGCCGCCGATTCCCATGCCGCCTTGACCGCCAAGGCCAAGCATAGATGCTAGTCCGCCACTGCCCTGCGGGCCTCCGCCTAAACCAAGGATGCCGCCAAGATTTTGCAAAACATTTTTGTTATCATCACCGGCAAAAATAAACTCACCGATAGAGCCAAGAACACCTTTTCCGATATAAGGATTTTGAGCCAAAATTTGTTCTGGAGTTAGACCAGCTTCGCCGCCCTTTCTAATAATCTCTTGGATCTCTGGATTGTTTTGAGCCGCCTCAAATAATACTTCAGCCGCACTTTTGCCGCCGCCTCCAATACCAAAGGTTTGACCGAGGTTGCCTAGCAAACCTCTGCCATCCGCGCCCGGCATTGCATATTCATAGATACTGGAGCCTGTATTTTGCAAATTCCCTAAGAGGCCCACGTTGTCAGCGCCCGGCATAACATATTCATAAATGCTCCCCAAAATGTTGGAGCCGCTACCTGTTGGGCTAGTCAAACTTGAGATCCCTCCTGAGCCGGGGAAGCTAAAACTTCCGCCACCGAAGCCGGGTATTTTGAAGCCGCCGCCTCCGCCGGGCATGGGTGCGCCCAAAGCCGCTATTCCTGCCAGAGGATTGCCGCTTTTAAATGCGTCATAAGTATTGTACGCCTTCGAGACCATGGCCGCGTAAGGTTGCCATGGGCCCGGTATAAACTGAGCCACGTTGGCGACAGGTTTAATTACTTTTTTGGCTACTTTTTTGACCGATTTCCACGTTTTTTTGAACCAGCCAAATTCTTCCAATCCAGTAATCGGGTTGAGAGATGCGATCCCAGACCCCACGACATACTGCTCTGGGTCCAAATCAAGCTCTTCGAATCTTTCTCCGACTATGCGCTCAAAATCGGCATCTGCCATCATTTGTGGTGGCAAGACGACTTCGCCGGGCGCTAAGTGTGCCAATGTGGTGTCAGGTCCACGTCCAGCTTGAGAGAGTTGGACAGCCATGTCGGCCATTGGTGCTTGTGTCCCAACCTCTGCCGCTTGCGCAAGACCTGTTGCAACTTCGGCATCCAGCGGGTCTTCTGCCGTAGCGGCTGTATTCATTAGCTGGGCTATGGTTTCTCGTAGCCCCGCATTCGGGTCCACCGGCATTTCTGCGGACATTACAATGTCAGACTGAACTTGAGGATCCTGCAAATCAAGTGGGTTGGTGTCTACCTCTCCACCCTCCGCCATCATCATCGGTGCTTGTGGTTCCAACGGCATCCCAGCCATGGCAGAAATTCTTTGCTGAAGAAATTGGTTCATGGCGTACTCACCGTTACGGTCCCTATACTGGCCGTCATTCCGAGCCCTGTCGCGTAAGACTGATGCTCGTACAAATTACGCAACACCGTGCCGTCAAAGGCTTGGTGTATCTCAAGCGTAGTATTGTAGATAATGGCTCCCGTGGCAAATTGCAGTTGGGAGATCTCTGTCGCGTTAAAGTGCGGCGAAATGCTAAAATCCACGCCGCCAAGGTTCAGCTCTAAAATCCTGATTAAGCGATTAAACGTGTCTGCATCGACTTTATCATTAACCCGTGCGCTCAACGGTAGCCGAGTCGGTAGTAAGGCGCTCATTAACGCCTACCGCTTTGTTGCACATCGACACGGGTAGAACCTAATCTCCATTTGTATCCAAGAGCGTCAGCGCCTGTCAGATCATCATCGCTCTCAAATCTCAAGACGATCTGCCTTGCCCTGCTCCTCAAATTTTTGAATTGAGTGGACCTTTCAATCTGTGATGTGCTTTCTGTAACAAGGGTATCGCCGGGGAAATCTCTCCTTTTCAGCACGAAATTTACCGCTGGATTATTGGACACTGACTGCGCCGTAATAAAATTAAAGTCTGGGATGATTTTTTTGACGAAGCTAAAGTTCTCTCCAGATGCCACATCAATATCTGCACTTTCGACAAATACATTGGACATCGCGGAAGTCAAATTGTCATAACCAGATTCATGCTGGAAAACAAACTGCTGGGATGAGTCCGTTGCTGTCGCCAAGGGGGCGTCTTCGATCCCCGCGTCGAGCCACGCATATCGGACCAAACTGCCAATAGACCAGTGATTTTCTTCGTAGTTGTAGATGACGTAACGGCTTACCTCTTTCGTGTCGTCCTCTATGCTTGGATAGAAGAACCACATTTCTCCATATTCGGAGTTGAGACCCATGTGACATTTGAAGGCTTGGGTAAGGTCTAAATCGCTGAAAACGTACTCTTGCACCGAGCATGGCAGTTTTTGCACTGAGCCGTTGTAAACATAAAATCCTGTTTTTGATGCAAAAAATACACCGCCGGGCGCAGTGACGGCGGCTTTTGGGCTTACCAAGCCCGCCCCTTCATTGACCAAGTTCATGGAAAAGGTCAAGGGAGGGCCAATGAAAGCCATCGAATACAAGCTGGTATCAGTCCAAATAAGGATTTCTTGACGGCTTTTTACAGCCCCTACGATAAAAGATCCGCTCGAAATCCGTAGCGATCCTGCGGAGTTAGTCGACAACGGCTCAAAATCCAACTCGTTCTCTGAGTCGGAAAAAGCCACCAGCATCGGATCTATCACCCCAGTTCTTGAGGAGCCGCTTATCGGATCGGCACCCAAAACAATAAGGTGCCTGTCGATTTCAGAGGTAATAACTTGCAGTCCGGTCGTCGGCACTAAATTTGCGCCAGTGACAGTCGATAGATTAGCCGCTCTTGTGCCTAGCCCTGTGCTGTCGACCCAACGGAAAATGCCGCCACCCCTTGGATTAATAATTAAATTTTCGCCGAAGTTGTCGTGCGTCCAAATTCTGAGCTGGTTAACGTCAGATGTTGGTGAAGTAGAGCCCCACCCGCCATCACCCCATGTCCCGACTGACCAGCCCGTCGAGGCAAGATAAACGTCAAGGCCAACATTTATTTGATATGCGCCAACGACAGAGGATCCGCCGTTTCCGGTGTCAGAGGAGTTAGCTGTGACTGCTGAGCCAGCGGTGTCTTTGGCAGTGATTTCGTAGGTGTTAGAGCCGGTGACAAGGCTTATTTGATACTCTTGATTTAGAACTTCCGCAGTAATGTTGCCGCCTAAAGTAGCGGCGCCGGTAAAGGTCACGAAATCATTGTTGACTGCACCGTGTCCGGTGTCGGTTACAGTAATAGTTGAGGAGCCGTTTGAAGCGGCAAAGGTCACATCTCCCGCGCCCGTTGTAGAGCGGATCGGCGTTACATCGTTGTAGGCGTCGCCTTCTTCAATGTAATACTTGAATGTCGTGCCGAGTCCCAGATACCGAGTGCCGCCCAGCTCAATCCAGCTATGCAAAGCGCGGCAAATGCCAAGAAAGGCATCACTGCCCAACTTAACCCAGCCACCAATTTTTTCGACTCTGCCTTTGCGGAATCTAATAAGGTTGCCATCAACCCAGCCTCCCTTCGCCGAGTAATCTGTAGCCTCTTTGTCAATCCCCGGCTTGAAATCTAGCGTTTGGAGTGGCATTTGGCATTACGCCAGCCTGATGATCGCGCCCGTCGCTGTAGGAGACGGAAACACAACAGTGAAATTTCCTGCCGTCGATGTTTTATCGCCACCAAAATCCAAGGCACATACGGCTTTGTTCGACGCAGAAGAGTTGTAAATCAAAGCCCCTCTCGCCGTCACGGTTGCGGTCCCAAATGTAAGGTCTGCAAAATCACAAATAGCTGTTGTTCCAGAGGTGGTGGGCGTTACGCTTGTAAGATTGCTACCGCCTGAAGTGTAATTTGTTCCAGAGGACTGGCCGGTGGTAGTAAACGCTGTGGTGCTTGCGCCCAAAGTTGCCGAGCTTGTGTACAAAGCCAACTTGAAAGTGTTTCCAGAACTAGCCGTGAAGTTATGAGTGCCCACAAGACACTCTTGCTTGAAGCTGGTGCAAATCGCAGAGGTAATGGCCATGTCAAAGCTCCTTTAAAATATCTGCAAACTGTGTGTGGCCCTGACCTCGCAACGTCTGAGCAATCGTAGTCCGATCTGAAAAAATTGCGCTTTTCATTCCTCGAAGAATAACACTATACACCTCATTCTTAAAAGCCTCTGCCTGCTGTCGAATGTGAGGTGGCGCATCCTCAGAAATCTGCAAAATTTTGTTGGTTGTAATCTCTGCCCAGAACTCTGGATCATGCCCGCCATGGTCTGAGGTGGCGACCATCACTTGCCCGAGAGTCGCCCCTATATTTTCACCCATCATCCCTTATATGGCTCCGGTGCAGAAGGCATCTCGATGCGCTGGAAATCATACTTTTCTTGCGCTTCAGCAAATCGGGATTGATGACAGACGATCCACTGACCAGACTGGTCCGTCAATGCCATCAGGGGATCTTCAAGACGGTGATATCCATAAAGACGCTCATGGGGGTCAACATTGCTGTCAAGTAGAGCAGATCGAGGACTTGCTCCAATACTAACGCCCTCACTGATGCAACGAGATATCCAGAACTCCACGCACCCTCGGCCCGCCTCTGCGAAGTGCAAGTTGTGCTTATAACTAAAATCCATGCCAAATAGGTCCATGTGGCCCACTCTGTTATAAAGACCAAATGCTATGGCATAAGCCACAGTGTTGTTCAAATATGCACATTTTTGGTCTTCAATGACGTCGACAATAGGATATTCCACAATCGCGGGCACCCTATCATCAAGCTCGCACGAGTAAATCGGCTTATCAAACGTAGGCAACAGTTTACGCATGACGTCGGTTTGATTACCGGCATCATCAGTATCTAAATACCGAGATGCGGGGTCCATCATAAAAACGCGGTCACAATCAAAAACAGCTAAAGATGAGTTAATACACCATACCTCGTCCCATTCTTTGCTATTTTCGACCGATATGACGTAATCGATTTGAGAGGCACCTAGCCCCAGAAGGGCAATTTTTTTGCCCTCCAGCTCCCTGATTTTTGACATTTTTAAGTTACACCTATCCTCAATAAATCATAACGATATTCATCACGAGTCCCACGTCCCTCGCTGACGTTTTTCATTCTCGCGAGCCCTTCCTTGAACCGAGCCTCAAAGGTCTGCACAACCTCTGGCGGCTCCTTCAAAAACACTGCCGCCTCCACCAAAGCCCCATACAACAAGGGATCCGGGTGGTCGGTAGACAGCAAAGTGGTGCCCGAGTCGCCTTCTTGGGTCAAAGTGCCGGGCTTATGTAAGTAGTGGAGTTCGACCGTGTAGTTTGAGTTAGGCACAGGTGAAAGCTCGAAGGCCGTGTCGTCAAACAAAGAATAATATTTTGGTCTTCCCTCGGTAGTGGCGTTCGGAGAGTATTGCTTAATGAAGCTGGGGTGCTTGAATTCCAAATAGTGATATACGTTGCTATCAATCACGGCCAGCGAAAATGGAGCATAAAAGTCTGAGGGCGTCGCCAAAAATCTCTTACTGGCTGTCATAGTTCCGGTCACGTTTTGACGCTGTTCCGGTAACTCCACGTTTTTGAAAATACGATCCTCGCTCTCGCGAATGAATCTATCTAAATTAGCGTTAAAGGTGGTCTCGTTGACCTGCAAATAATCTTGGATTGTGGTTTTCAGGCTGGCAAGCGTAAAGCTCATGTGATTGTCACCTCCACAGTTCCAACTGCGCTAGTAATTTGGAAAGTGCTTAATTCCGCACCGAGTATACCATTACCTACATTTGTATACACCATGAAGAAGTTTCCGTCTCGTCCATCGCTAGAGGGGTCGACCCGTGCGTCTCTCACAGCCTCTGGATCATAGGTGGAGGGCTTTCTTTCCAGTTGTGGATG